TGGTAGACATGGGGTGATTTTTTGGTGTAATTCCTGCGTCGCAGTTTCCCGCCCTACGTCGCAGATTCCCGATTTTTGAAGCTAATCAAGCTAAAATTGTGGCTGCCGGACTAGGATTCGAACCTAGGTTACAGGCAGTTCAGACTAGGGTTGTTGGTGTAATAGATTGGGGTGATGCCCTTGATTTTGCCCATTTATCCCGCCTTTTCTGCCTCGTTTTTGCGCTCTGGAACAACGTCGGGAAAGGTGGTCAAGACGGCGGCTTTCATCAGGTCGGGGCGTGATCGACTATATTCGTTTAGGAGCATCGACGGATCGTGTCTCATCGCTTTCGCGGCGGTCACGACGTCGGTGCCCGATTCAAGAAGCATCATGCCGTATGTGCGTCTGAGTGCGTGAAGGCCCATGTGGGGGACGTTCACCAGTTTGGTGCCCTTGATTAGTTCGGCGATGGTGTTGGATAAGACTTTGGGGTTCATCGGATCTTCGGTGCCGGTGATGACAAACCCTTTCCGTCCCTCGATGGCCTTGGTAAGTGCTGGCGGGGCAGGGACCCAGCCATGTGCGCGGGTGGACTTGCCCTTAAACCGGATGACGATTTTCGCCTTGACCAAGAGCGCGACACGGCGCACCCAGAACCCTTCACCGTCAAAGTCTTCCATGCGAAGGCCACACGCTTCGGATCGTCGCAGACCGCAGTACCAACACAGTATCGCGGCGATCCTCAGATTGTCGTCGAGCTTCGACATGATTTCCAAGAACTCGGCGCGTTCGCCGGGGCTCATCGGTCTTCGAAGGTGTTCTTTCTTCTTCGGGACTTCGACGCGGACGGTTGACTTTGCCTCTTTGAGTAACTGGTTAAGCCACATACACCGCTTCCGCAGGGTTTCGTTTGCCATGCGCTGGCGTTTTTTCCATGCGTTCAGATCGTCCTCGGTGATCTTGGCGGGGGCCATGTTGCCGAGTGGGTCTTCGCTCAGGCTTTTGATCCAGTAAGAATAGGTGTCGCGGGTGGTCGGGCTAAGTTTTAGACTTTTAATCCAACGCTCCGCAAATATCGTAAACGACTTCGCGCTTTTGTCGTTTTCGGCAGCGATGTTTTTTAACCGGGTTCTGAGGTTGTCGCTGGCTTCCTTCCGCGTATTGCCGGGCTTGCCCCTGATCTTCTTTCGGTTGATCACCGTGTAACAGCTCCAGCGACCGCTCGGAAGTTGCTCGAACGTGCCCTCTTGGTTCGCTCGTTTTGTGGCTTTGGCTGGTTTCGATGGCTTCATGTTCGCACCATGCATTGTAATCTTGTAGGGTCGTCATCCACGAGGCAAGTTTTTTGATCGCTCTGAGTTCGCCAGACTGCGCGGCCTCTTTCAAGGTGGACTCCGGCACACCTGTCAACCCAGCGACGACAGAAAGCCGTAGCCAGGTGGTGACAGGTGGTGCCAGTGTGACGAGGGACATGGGGGACTAGGCGACCTCCATCAAAGAAAGCTGTCCAAATTCTCGAGCTCGAGGATTTAGCCAAAGGCATTCCACGCGATCTCGAGCACCATCGGCATGAGAATCTTTTGAAACTTTCAGCCAACCATCTAGCCCTTGCTCGTAAATCTCGCAGTTGTAGCCACTGAGGACCACCATTCCAGTAAGCCCATTTAGAAACCGTAACAATTCAACGTGCTGGTCCGCACTCATCTCGTGCTTATATGAGCAGGGGCGTCTCCATTGGTTTTGCGCTCTTGTTGTCGGGACGTAGGGCGGATCAACGTAATGCAATGTAACTTCCGAATCTTGTTGGGCCATGACTTCAAGCGCGTCACGGTTCTCGATCACAACACCCTGAAGGCGCTCACAGAACGAAGCAATAAGCGGTGGGAAGTTTGCCCAATCGTGTGCCGGCGTAGTTCCTGATCGGTTGGCGTTGGCCCTAAATCCAGTTGATGCTTTGAATCCTGCTCCGGGTTTGGTTGGAGTCGTCGCCGTTACTGCCGCGCTACCAAACCCCATGAAGCTCTTTATGATTGTTCTCCGTGCTTGCTCGACTCGGTTGCGGCTCGGACGATAAGCCAGGTCAAACTCTTGATGTGAAAAAGGTGTGAGCTCGAGGTTTTTGGCCAGTTCTTTTGACCGTTCCGGATCCCTAAGAACTCGGAACAGATTAACGACTTCGCCGTCGAGATCATTGTAAATCTCGGCATATGATCTAGGCTTGCGCAAAAGCACTGAGCCTCCCCCCCCATATGGTTCAACATAGACTCGATGCCTCGGGAAATGCGTGATAATCCATGGGGCAAGCCGCCACTTCCCTCCGTGGTATCGCAATGCTGGACGCTTAAGACTCACGCTTCCACCTCCAACTGTTTGATAAACTTGCACAGATCAGACGCGACACCGAACAGCCATTGCACGGCGTAGCTCAAAACACACAGCGCGGCGAAGGAAAGCGTCAGCCCCCAGAATTGCCGACTGCTCAGGCTGGCTAGTGCCGCGACGTATACAATGGCTATAGGTAAGCCAATCGCCACACAAGCGATGATGGCGAGAAGAACGAACACGCGCAGGAGATTGGCGGTTTGGATGTGGCTCATTCTCCCACCTCGTAATCGAGCGGCACAGTCACGACTTCAAAGTCATCACTCAACCAACCATAAGGCTCTGATGGCATGGCCTGCTCGGTGCCACACGGCCAGCGTCGAATCTGCTTGGTTTCATCCTCGGGTTCATCCTCGGGTTCAACCACTTGGCAGTTCACGCCTCCGCAAACTTGGCACTGAGTGTGCGTAAGGGCGGTCAATGGCCCAACCCAAACCATTAAACCGCCACACTTGGAACAGGTCATTTCAAAACCTCACGCATTCGATCAAATAAGGCTTGTTGTGTAATTCCTCTTTTGTCGCCAGCGTCGTAGACAACTCCGTAGCTGTCAAGGAATTCGTAAGCGTCTTTGATTAGGACATTCATAGCAATAATCTCGGTTTTCAGCCGTGCATTTTGTTCAGATGGCGTCTGACCAGACTTCTTCTGCATGGTGAGTTCGTATTGGTCCATCGACTCCAAATGGTTCAGTGTCCAACAAACGTAATTGGCTCCTCCACATGCCTTGAATTGCTCAAACATTGCCTCTACGACAAGCCGAAACATTTCATGCTGAAGGGTCGCATCAAACTTGCCGTCCTTGAAGTGCAGTTGCTTGATCTTGGGAGTCATCAAGTCCTTGATTGTTGAGTTCAGTTCGTCAATCTTGCCTTGCTGGAGTTCCCATGCGGCTTGGTAAGCATCTTGGACAAGATTGTATCGTCGGGATGGATCACCAAGACGTGTCTGTTCGTTCCACCACTTCAAGAAGTGCTTTTTCATTTCTCCCCCTTGCACGGAACAACCGTGCCGCTGATCGTGGTGTTGCCAAGATCGTCGTTGTAGACCTTGATCGTGGTCGGCTCATAGCAACCGGTTTGGATGGTGAACACTCCGGGTTTTAAGTGAGCTGCGCGATTATCAATAATCACGCGGGCAACACACGCCCACATCCAGGCGCCAACAAGTAAGAGTACAAATCCTTCCTGACTTAGCCTTTTCACGGTTCCACCACCTTGAACTCGATTACCCACACCCAAGGGTTAGAACTCCAAGGGTAGGTTTTGCCATTGAGACGATCCCAAAGTTCTTCGAATTCTTCGACTGCTCGTTGATCTCGTTTCACGTATGAAGTCGGATAACCGTCATCATCCCAGTCCATTTCAGCCCATGCTGAGCATGGACCGCCTTCGGCAAAAGCATCTGCGCCATTTATGTCCTGCACTCGCTCTGCACGAATGGACACAACTTCCAAAGTGATTCGAGAAGCCCAACGTGGCATGAATCGTGATGATTTCCAACCCGGTGACACTCGATCCCAGCCAGCTTTGTAGACAGCCCACCATCCATCACCACGGGCATCACTGTTCTTCAATTCTTGATGTGGGATGGTTAAATCATGCCAATAGGCCGTCATAGGCACCTTGGCCCATGTTTCCTTCACCCATAGCCGTTGACCGACTTGGTAGGGCAGCTTTATGTGCTTGTCGCCATATTCGCCGGATGGGAATGTCCCGCGCACAGAAATGAATCCTGGAGGCGTTGCAGCGGTAAATCCAGTTTTGTCCACTTCGACTTTATCCAGCCAGTCACACTTGATGATCCTGCGTGTCATCGTCTTGCGACGTTCTTTGATCGCTTGGACCATTGGAGTGGAGAACGGTATCGGTTTGTCTTTGAGTTGCCCCATTACGCCGCCACCTCCATGGATTCGGGACCATCTCCTACGACCGTCGCTCTCGTGTCAGGATCTCGGTGCAGGTACACGATGTTGTCTGCGACCTCGCTCGTGCCCTCGATGTGGCTAATGAGGATGATCTGTGAGAACAAGCTCTTGAGCCCGATCAGACAATCCAAAACCGCCTGGCGTCTGTCAGCATCTAGGCTTCCAAAGATTTCGTCAAGGATCAGGAGTGACATCGGTCGCCCCTGTCGCTCTTGTATCAGTTGGGCCAGAGCAAGCCTGAGCGCCAGATCCTTTATGTCCTCTTCGCCCCCGCTTAGAACGGCTTTATTGACACCGTCATCCACGAGCGATGCCTCGAACTTGTCATTGAGCTCGAGCACGGTGTAGCGACCACCCGTCAATAGTGAAAGGATCTCTGATGCGCGAGCACTGAGTTCAGGAGCAATGCCAGCGTTCAGCTGCAAGCGCAGCGCCTTCATATCCTGAGCCAAGACCTCGTTGAGGACTCTTGCGCTCACCAACTCTTTGATTTCGGCTTCCCGCTTTCGGTAGTCCTGGATTCTCGCTTTGGCAGTTGCTACTGCGGCCTCGGCCTGGGCCTTTCGCTGGCCAAGCCCATTCATTTCCGTGGTAAGTGTTCTGGACTCGGTATTGAGATTGATTAGAGCATCGACAGCCCTGACAGCATCCTCAGGAGTATCGAAGCCTAAGAGTGCTCGCTTTGCTTTCAAGCTATCGTTCTCGGTCTTTGCCGCGTTGATGTTAGCGGTAGCAATGTCGAATTGAGCTTGAGCACGTTGCAGGCGCTCGCTTGCGCCAGCCAGTGATTGCCATTCCCTGTGCAATGGCTCCAGCATCTGCGCTTCCACTCTGAGCGTATGCTCGCGGCTGACATCGTATGCGCTGGCTAGACCCTGCAACTGCAATTCGATCCCTGCGATCGCCTGCTTTAAGACCTCAATCTTGCCAAGGATCTGATCTCGCGCCTGCACTTGCTCCTGTGCAGTCCTAAGATCATTTCGGAGGCTGTGAATGTCCGCATCCTTCTCCTGGATTTGAGACCGAGCACTTGCAAGGCTCTCAGGTTCTGTGGCTTGGGCCTGGGATTCGGCATCGGCTACCATCTGCTTTGCTTCTGCTACCGCTTCCTCGTACTCAGAAACATTTGGTAGCGCAGATTCAGGAAGTGCTTGACCACAACTAGCGCAAATGCCTTCGCTGGCCCTAGCCTGTGCCTTCGCTAGTTCCTTCTCTGCAGCTTGGAGTCTGGACTGTGCAACCGCGAGAGCAGATGCGGCTTCGCTCTTTCGAGCAATCCAGGCGTCGTTCAGGGCTTGGAATGCTTTATCCAGTGTCTTGACCTCAGACACCAAGGCTTCGATCTCGGCTTCAATCTTTGCGGGATCTCCACATTTGATAGACGCAACCTTCGATTCCAAGACCTTGATCTCATTTGCCTTGGCCTCGGCTTCTGCTGCGAGTTCCCTGCGCTTTCCGACGTGTTCCTTTGCTGTCGCCAAGACCTTGAGCTCGTCTGCTAGGCCTGGATACTTTTGCGCTTGCTCCTGGATCTCCTGCCGGCGCTCCACTTGTGCGTTTGCCGCCGAGAATTCAGCTGCAGCCAAGTCCTTCGCTTCCTTGAGTGCAGAGTAGCGACCTCCAAGTGTTTGGATGCAGGTGGAGAGCTCGCTATACTCCTGAGCTTGTTTGGCCCTGAGTTCGACGACTTGGCGCCCGACTTCAAGTTGGGCGTGTCGATCGCAAACCTTGCCGAGCTCCTCGACGATGCCAGTGAGTTCAGATTCCCTTGCGCTTGCATCTGCCTTCAAGGATTCGAGATCCCCAAGGACCTGGGCCAAGGCTTCCACCTTCAAACGCGCAGTCTTCGCCTTCTCTCTAGCTAAATCCTCGGCCTTCTGCAAGCGGTCGAAGCCTAGCATCTTCGCCACTTCCTTTTGCCTGTCGGAGTTGGACTTGAAGTTTAGGAATGCCAAAGATTTCTGCTCGCAAATAAACGAATTCACGAACTGCTCGTAGGTCAATCCAAGTCGCTTCTCGACTGCTTTGGTGACCTCACTCAGTGACGTGGCCAAGACTTTGGGAGTGGGTCCAGTGATATCGGAGAAGCTGGCGGTATCGCTTGCTCTTATAACCTCGAGGATCGAACCGTCAAGTTTAAAGACGAGGGTAACGCTGAACTTCTTGCTTGTCGCCCAAGCGAAGCGAATACTGTCCTTGCTATTGCGTTGCTCTCCAAAGCAGGCGAAGGTAATCGCCTCCAGGAGTGTGCTCTTGCCGACACCATTTCGACCCACTAAAGCTGTGAGCCCGTTAGTGAATTCTATGTAGGATTCCGCATGCTGGCGGAAGTTGTTTAGTTTCAGGCTGATAATTTTCATGCTGCTTGCTGTGCTTCCTCCAGAAGGTCGAGCCCGGCCTTCGTAAATGCTTCGCGATCGCAACCGCTGGGAATGCTGGAGCCAAGGCTGTACTCGCTCCAAAGACTTTCCAATGTGCTTGCTTGACCAGTAGCGGTTGCTATAGACCCATCGCCCTTATCACGAGCAGGGGCCTCGCATACGACCTGGTAGTTAAGGCACCGGGCTTGGATCTCGCGAATACATGGCCCTTGGAAGAGGCGGCGACGATCTTGGGGGTGAATGCCCATGATCTTTTGGCGCACGATTGGAGTCCCGTCGAATACGGCGGCTAAAGCCATGCGGTCTTGAATCTCTTCGACCGACATTTCGCTGGCGTCAATGGCAGGCAGATCGATTGCTTCGCGAGTCGCTACGGCAATGTGTTTGAGCTGGCCGACTTCGGTGTCGAAGAGCACCCAGCCTTTGGGTGTGCTGACTTCCTCCCAGATATTGGAACTCGTGTAGTCAGTTGAGCCAGCAAAGCAACAGTTGGGGGCGTACTCACTGTGGACGTGATAGTCACCAAGGGCTGTATAGGTGAAGAGGTGGGTGTGGAGTTCGTTGACGTCGAAGTCAGCGTGGACAAGATCCACTGCTTTCGGAAGGGCCTGAGTAGCCATTCCGTGGACGCTCAAGATTGAATACTTGCACCCCAGCATCGGACGGTAGATGACCTCTTCTCTAGCAACTAGGGAATTTGATGGGACGCATAGGACTTCGCAGTCCAACTCGGGTCTGAGGTCAATTCTTTGACTCATGTTCCCGGCGAATCTGACGCCAGGAATCCTTGCGATGAGGTTCTGAATGTTCCCCATCTCCAGGGCCTTGGGTGAATCGTGGTTGCCACCGACAAGAACGAAAGGAGCATAGTTCCGAGCTCGTTGGAACTCGGAAATGATTAAGTGCGCCTGCGTGATCGTGTTGTTGGACGGGCGAACGACGTCGAACAGGTCACCACTGTGGAGAACCAGGTCGGGCGCGTAGGTCAGGATGGAATCAAGGTTTGCCTTGAAGGTGGTCATGACGTCGACTTCGCGCTGATTCAAGCCCGACTGATGAGTTTTGGGGAATTGCCGTTTCCCCAAATGACTGTCAGAAATGTGACTTATTAACATCAAGCCACCTTCCTTTTGATTTCGGAGATAACTTGAGAAACGTATCCCCGTGAAACGCCGAACTGACCTGCGATATCCCGCATGGTTACACCAGGCTTCCACCTCGTTCGGTGCGCGTTTGTTTGCCAAATCCGGCGTATTTCGGCTATTTGCTGAGTTGAAAGCTTTGCCGCAGGATTATTTAGACCGTTTCTGCTTGACTGAGATAGATTTGGCTCTGAAAGTGCCCGCTCAACGTTCCATCCGTACTTTAAGCGAGCTTGTATAGTTGCCCTTGGAAGGTCAAGTTCTGCCGCCCACTGAGCTAAAGTTTGTTTTCTTCCCCGAAATTCGAGAACGCGACTACTTCGACGGTTATTGGCTTGTTCCTTTCTAGTTGCCCATTCGCAATTGCCTGGTTCATATGGGCCATTGTTGTCAAGGCGGTTTATTTCGTAACCGTCACCAGGCCTTTCTCCCATGTCCGCAAGGAAGTTATCAAACGACCATCGCCATCGATCGCAAACAATAATCCCGCGCCCTCCATAGTCTGGGTAGCTTCTTACCTTTGGGTTTGTACATCGGGCAATAATGCCCCTCCAAACTCTGTAGGTAGGAGTTCCCGTCATGCCATGGGTTCTCTTGCCTGTGTTTCGTGGCCCTACAAAAATTCGCATTAGAGTTCCAGCCCCGCTTGCTCTTCCTTGCCGAAGTTCTCGTCCAGCAGTCGCATGGTCTGGGTGAAGTCGGTAATTCCTTGCCTTCGAGCTTCCAAGATTACGAAGCGGACATCGATGCCACCAGCGGCTTTGCCGATCTGCATAAACTGATCGGCGTTAAAGTGCTTCTTGGTGTATGCGCTGGCAGCTTTGGATTCCTCTGCTGTCGGTTGACGATCAAGAGCAAGGTAGTTATTGACCTTCGGTAACTCTGCCTTCGCTTCTTCCTGAGCTTGCTTCTCAGGCTCTGCCTCCGGTGGCTTCTGCTTCCGCACAGGCTCCGTGATCACAGCTTCCTGGACTGGCTCGGTAACCACCACTTGCTGTGTATTCGCAGCCTCGTTCAGTTGCGCGTAGGGATCATCGGAAACTACTGCCTTCGGTGGCTTGGTTTCTTCGGTCCCGTGATAAGCGGCAGCGGCTTTGCACATGACTTCCGCGCAGATTTCCCACTCGCTAGCAGTTGCGACCTCCGCAAGTTCTCTGAGGCTGGGATTGCTAATGACAACGCCAGCGGCATCAGCCATCCTCTGAATCAACCGCGGACGGTGAGCATCAGTGACATAAGGAGTTCCCTGCATCGCCTTGAAGTAATCCTCTTGGCGTCGGGCTGGAACTTCGGCAGTTGTGATTGTCCTCAGATCCTGATGGCTTCCCTGCATGATGACCTCGCCGGTTTCCTCGTCGGCGATTCTCTCTTCGGAGACGACGACCGCTTCCATGACTTGCTCATCGAGGGCAATCGAGGCAGGAAGCGCCATCTGCTGTGCGTCTCGGATTCCAGCGGTAAGAACTCTTTGGATGTCGCGGGCGCCGAACTGGATCCCTTTTGGATGCTTGAGCACAGGATTCCAAACGGGAACGCTCTGTCTCTTGAGGTCGGGCGTCATGACGGTCTTGTAGGCGATGCTAAGAACCAAGGGGACACCAACGAGATGGCCACCGGTTAAGCGCTTGATCGCTTGCAAGCTGTCGACAAAAGCCTTGGCGCTGTTAATACTCCCAAAACGGAGTCGGTAAGGCACAAGCCCATCGGGGAAGGTAATGCTGGGATTGTTCTGCTCGTCCCATTCGGCGAGGGCAAACGGAACGAACGTGCAGGGCTTGCAGAGACTAAGCATCGACTGGAACCTTGGGTCAGAGGATGGAATAGTCTCTCGGACTTGCTTGCCGTTCTCCAGCTTCATGGTGGTCAAGCTGTTTTGGTCGCCAAAGATCTTGACCGTGCCGTAAGCACAGAAGAGTTGCTTGAGGCAGTCACCGATGTTGTCACTAAGCATGGTGATGGTGATCGACTTGTGCTCGGTTGCGGCGAGAGCGGCTTTGATTCCTGGGGCTTCACCCATGTCCTCATGCAATCGGATCTTGCCATCGCGGACAACTCTGGGGGTGTCTCCATCCTTATAGCCAGCACTGATGGTTGCCGCCCACATCTTCATGGACTGGCCGGATTCGTAGCTGATGACACCGCCTTCGGCGCGAGGGTCAAGGAGCTTTACTGGCTCTTCGACGTAAGTGGCGATCTGGTTCTCTTGTTTGTTTGCTAATGCGTTCATGGTTTAGTTAGGCGGCTACCTCTGGGTCTGGAACGAAGGGAAAGATCTCGGCAGCTTCGACATCGTCAAGGCGGCGAAATGGAAATGGAGGGTTTTTGCGGTCGGTGCCGACGATGACGCGGACGATGTAGCTACCTTCCGAGCCCGGAGTGACACCTTTAGGGGCATCAAGCGCAGTGAACTGCAAATCAGAGTCTGTAACCCGTTCAAGCTGGGAGTTCTCGAATGCAGTCTTGCAGTTGCTGATGTAGTCGAAGTGCTTGCGCTCTACGCCCTCATAGCGATAGCAGGAAAGCTTGGGCTTGAATTCGATGAACAGTGCCCTGTCTTCGGCATCGTATGCGACTCGGGCGATCTTAGCTGATGTGCAAGTGTGTCTGAGTAAGTCTTTCATGGTTTGGGTTGGGGCCTAGCGGCGCCCGGTCAGTTCTTTGATGAGGTCTTCGAGTTCAGCACGTACCTGGGCTTCGCTCTCGTTGTAGATGGGCCTGCCGGCGATGACCTTGTTGGAGTGCAGCCACCACATGTGATTGCTAAGGCCTGAGTTGATCGGCTTTACGAGTTCAGAGAGCTTCGCCCACTGGCAGGATCGGGCCATGGTTCTGACTGCTTCCGGTTGCATCTGAATGCTGGCGACTGCGATGTCTCGCTTTGCCTTGGCCATCTCGGTCTCGATCTGCTTGGACTCGACTGCGATCTTTGTTCTCTCGGTGAGGATGCGAGCGCACTCGTGAATGTCTCCACTGAGTTCAGCTTCGCAGAGTCTGCGACCAAGCTCTCGAGACATGTCCTGGAGTTCCTGGTATCGCTGGGTGAAGTTCATGAAATCCTCCCCGCGAGAGCAAGTACGAAGCCAACGTAGACTGCGACAAAAACCGACAAGAGCCCGACCAGCTTGAAGATCGACTTCCAGAGGCTGGGCTTGGGCTTCTCGGTGACTACGCAGTTGGTGCCGTAGCGGAACTGGCGATCTTGAGAAGGCTTGTTGGTGATCGCTTGACTGTCAAAGGTGAAACCGCCGAACTCGTCGAACAGAACTTCGGAAAGTTTGGCGTTTGCGGTTTGAACCCGAGTGGCCGCATTGACTGCGACCACGGTCGTAACTGCTGGGCGAGCCGTCTTCGTCAGTTTGCACTTCATCAGGGCATCACCCCTGTCAGAGCCATGCAGATTGCGGGAGCACTTGCGGCCGCATGAGCCTCGCCAAGAAGTGATCGGCGGTAGCGGTCTCGAAGTCGAACCTGTTCAATGGAATCGCGCTCAACCTTATCAGCCTCTCTTGAAGCTGTTTCCAAGAGTTGAAGCAATCGCTTGAAAGGCTCGCTGTCGGTTTGGAATCCGTCTCCGTCCTTGATCTTGCCGATAAGGTTTGAAATGGCTTCCTGCGCTTGGCTGGCTTCCTTGATCACATCTTCCCAATAGGAAGCGGTGCCGTGGAGATCGTCAACCTTTTCCTCGATCTCCTGCTCTTGAAGCTTGGTGATGGTAATCGGAGGCATTAATAGCCACCTCCAATCTCGTCGAGATCGTCGGCATCGCGGAGAGCGGCGACAACCTGAGCGCGAGCGCTCTTACTCAAGCGCTGGAGAGTGGCTTTGGCTTTGGGCCGAGTAAGGTCTGCGACCTTTACGAACGCCTTAAGTTCAGAAACGGCAGAGCGAACTGCCGGGGAGCGACGGACTGGAAATCCTAGTGTTGATACTGCAAGTCGTTGCATCTTGTGTTACTCCAAGTCGCCCGTGTCGGCGGGCTTGGATAACAGTATACAACGTCGTTAATTGTTTGTGAACTATTTGTGAATAGTTTTTACGCTTTTTGTGAATGAACTCTAAACCGCATTCCGTGAGGGTATTCGGTGGTAGTGACAATTCCCTCTGGCCCCTTGCGGATTCGAGCTACAGCAACCCCTTTGATGTTCACATTGCGAGCAGGAAGCACCGAATAATCTGGATTGATCGGTACAAGTTCCACGGAATCGCCGTGACCGCGAACAACCTTGATCGTATCTTCCCCGTTGTCGAAGGCGTGGACAACGTGATAAGGCTCATACGGTCGATCCTCAAAGATAACAATATCTTCTGGGATCAGTTCAGGTTCCATTGAGTGGCCGCTGATCGTACGCCCCCATCGCTCGCGGTCTGTACCCCAGTCTTTAAGGTCTAAAGTGAAGGAATCAGCTTCAACACTTCCCATCATGCCAGCGGTGATACTCGGATAGACAATGACTTTACGGAGTCCAACTCTCTGCAAGGCGACGGTTTTGTTATTCGAAATATCCTTTTCATAGTCCTTCAGCACTGAAAGCATTTGTGTCCAGCTGTCCTTGTTCCTGGGCACACTGTCTCCGTTCAACCACTTACTCAAAGCGACGTTACTTACCCCGATCTTGTCAGCCAGCCAACGCGCTGACAGCCCAAGCCGGGTGAGCTGAGCATTTATCAAATGTATTCGTGGATCGTCGGAAGCCATGCAAATCATGTTGGCTACAACAAATTAACACATTTGTTCACAAACTATTCACAGTGTAAATAAGAATGGGTATATAATCCCATTCAATGGATATTCGACCATTGGCCGATCAACGGCGAAAGCTGCACCCAGCTCAAGAGCAGGAAATCCGGGGGCGATTGCTTAGGCGATCAGAGACGGGAGAAACCGCGAGCAGTATTGCGGCCGAGTTCGGGATTAGTCGTGAGTGGGCAACCAAGTTGCTCAAGAAATCCGACCCCCAAGAAGCAAATGGCCCGCTGGCTTCCGACAACACAGCGGGCTGAGTACATCCCCGCTTTCGCGGCAATGCAACGACAGCGTTATGTTACCACGAAAGCCCCGACCACCCCAAGGAGGGGTTAATTGGCAGATACAACGAAATCAAGTATTCCCATTCACTCTAAGTTTTTGATGGCGATCCTCAAGGGGTTCACCATGCCGCCCATCAACGGGGACGACACCTACGAGCAGATGTCGATCGGCGTTGCCTTGAACTCTGTGGTCGCGACTGATGGCCCAAGACCAAGAGAAGTTCTGATTTCTTTAGCTGCGTCGGAGGCAGGCCATGAGTAGCTGGCGAACGCGAGCGCTCGCGTACTTAGAATCGAAGTTGGAGGAAGGCGACCGGCTCATCCTTGAGAGAGTTCTTCAGGAAAAAGCAACAGCAGTAGCTATTCCTGTAACCGGTAGCTCATCACCAGCCTCTGAAGTCTCGCCTCAGCGCAGACTCAACCCGCTTCCTTTGACTAAGGGCGCCTGGAATCAGTTCTGTGGCCGTTGGTGGCGAGAACTGGGAGCGCAGAAAGTTGTTGTTTCCGATCTCCTTGAGCTTGCTCTCGTTGATCCCGCGTTCGCGGAATTGCTGGGGAGCAAAAGCAGGGCTTCTCAACTTACTCGGCTTGCGGCAGAGATTACGCCAAGGGTAGGACTGCGAGGGCTTGACTTCATGGTCGAGCTCGCTGGCAGGGGTAAGTCCAACTTCTACAGGCTGACGCATTCAATTGATCCGGAGACAGCCCACTCCCTTCGCGGGTTCATAACCGCGTCCGGAGTGATCGCCCCGCCAGAAGAGCTTGATGCTGATGGATGCGTGATCAGCGAGACGGTAGAAGTCGGTGGAGGCCAGAATCCAAGCTCCCCTGATAACGTAGTGGTGAATGCCAATTTTGGTGACGAGCAACCAGAACCAACTCCAGAGGTGAAGCCAGCCCCAAAAGCTTCGTCTCCGGTGTCGCAGGCAACCGTACACGACTCCGTACCCTCGCAGGGCATCGAAACTTCAAACCCAAGGCCTAAGCCTTGGCTAAGTGGTTGGCGAATGCCGGAGCGACAGATTGGACAGCCTTGGGAAGATTGGATTCGATCAGGGCTTTCGACTTTGCCAGCCTTGACTTTTGATCACATACGCCTGGACTTGGACAAGGTCATTCTCTGCGTCCGCGATCGAGAGCTTGGACCCTTGAAACTGGGCGGTCGCTATGGAGTGTCACCAGCGACTGTTACGGTAGCTCTTACGGAATGCGAGCCCCTTATCCGTGCCATGGATGGGATGCCCGAGGGAGGCCAGTACAAGTTCCTTGAGATTTTGCGAAAGCAGTTGCAGGGGGTGAAGTAGATGGCTACTGCCCTAACCGTGATCATCGCCTCTATGATTGCTTGTTGCGCGGTCATCGTGTGGGCGGGTCTCCGGCTTGGTCGAGATAGCGACGAAACCGTTCAAGGCATGGTCGAGAAGGCCGACGAAGCGGAGGCAGCGTGATGGCATCCCTGTTCGAAACCGAAACCAACGCATCGGATCAGAATGAGGTCGCGGATCCATCATCGAGACCTGCTGGCATCATGGTGCCGATTCCTCCGTCTGCAAACCGTTTGTGGCGTGTGTGGGGTGGGCGTGTTGCCAAGGCCGCTGAATACAAGAAGTGGCTGCGAGAGTGCTGTCTAGAGCACGAAGACCTCAAGGATAAGGCGGTTGAAATACCTGTCGAAGTCGTGATCACCATTCGCCTCGGAAAGGGCTTCCCAGCGTCCAGAGATATCGACAATGTGGTCAAGCCATGCATGGACCTACTGAAGCCGAGATCGTTCAAAAAGAACGGAGATCTTGATCACGAAGGCTTGGGCTTGATAAAGGATGATAAGGTGGAATTTGTTCGAGGTATCACGGTAGTCGTCGAGCCTCCACACGATAGCAAGAGCGAAGCAGAGTTCTACATCAGCCTGATTCCTAGCACAAGAAGCATTACACCCGCACCAAAACCCAGAACAAGAAAGGTGAACAAGTAATGGCGAGAATGCGAGGGATTAAGAGATGAAATATCCGGCACCGGCACCCAGACTAGACATGAATATTGACGCGGTTTCGGACAGGCTCAAGGATTGGGAAGAGCGAAGGAAATGTATCAGCTTTCGGCAGGTAATTGAGGACAGGATCGCCATGCGCAGACACGAAAACCGAGGCAAGACCCAGAGAAGGAGGAGCGCATAAATGGCATTAAGAGCTGTCGTTGATCATCCAAAGTTCTTTAGGCTAAAGACCCTACTCAAGCTGACAAAAGGAGAGTGCTTGGGCTACTTGGAGGCCGTTTGGCACTTCACAGGACGCTACACCCCCAATGGCAATATCGGCAAATACTCGGTCGAAGAGATAGAAGCCTGGGTCGAGTGGGATGGAGAAGAAGGCGCTTTGATCTCGGCCATGATCACGGCCAAATGGATCGATAACGATCCCGTGCATGGCCTGATCGTTCACGATTGGTGCAAACATGCCGACGATGCAACCCGTTTATCGCTTAAAAGGGCCAATACTGCATTCATCGTCCCTACAGTGTCGGGACAGTGTAGGGACACTGTCACAGATACCGCTACAGTGTCGGGACTACCAGAGCCAGAGCCAGTACCAGAGCCTGTACCAGAGCCTGTACCAGAACCAGAAAAGAATACAGATACTCGTTCCGAAGAGGATGTACTTGGGGGCAAATCAGAGGAAATCGAAAACCGTCGAAATCTTGATTCCTACCAGCGACATGCCATCCCCACTCGTGACCAAGTTCGTGCTCACGCCAAGACTTTGGGACGGGACGGACTCGCGGATGAGTTTTTTGAATTCTACGAGAGCGTGGGTTGGCAGGATGCGGAATTCAGGCCGATATCGAACTGGCGGTTGATGTTCAAGAAATTCGAGAGCAGGAGTTCTAGTCCTCCTCCTGCCCAACCCGTCACTGTTCAGGTGCTTGGTCTAACCGAAGCCGAACTGGAGATGATCCACCGATGACGGAGGAGCAAGCCAAAAGGGCATACGAAGCCGAGATGGCGTTCTTGGGAAGCCTGCTCCTGAGCCGTGATCAGCTCATGCTCTCGGGCGCTGTTCCCGTGCAAGCATTCCTGCGCCCTGCTCATCGGGTCATCGCCAGAGCTGCTTACCAGATCATCAGCAAGGGTTGTGATGTCGACATCCTGAGCCTGAGGCAGGAGATTCCTGCACAGGACCTCAAGGAAGCTGGCGGCGAGGATTACTTGCTCGAAATCGCGGAGTTTGTTCCGAGTCCAAGCAACTGGCAGACTTACGCTGACACTGCACTCGAACTCGCGGAGAAGCGTGCAATCGAAGACAAGTGCCAGCGGATTCTGAGGATGGTGAACGAGGACGCGGACCTTGGAAGTATCCGCGATCTTCACGATAGCCAACCCAAGGTCTTGTCAGGAGGCAGAGCCCCAATTCGAAGTCTGTCCAGCATCGAACTCGATGATGACGACGCTCTCGAAGGCATCACCACCGGCTTCGTCACTCTGGACGGAGCCATCGGCACCAAGGGCTATCCGAAGGGCCAGATGAGCATTGTCAGTGCTTACCACAAGGGTGGCAAGTCCACGTTCATGCTCTCCAGCTTTATTGAGCAAGCTCAGCAAGGACATCGGGTGCTTTACGCAACTTTTGCAGACCTCAACAGCACGAGGTTGAAGCGAAGGGCGCTCAGAAACCTGAGCGGATTCTCGCGAACACCGACGCAAAACCTGTCGAATCTCGAGGAATTTAACGCTGCGCTGTGGCAGATCAACAACACCTGGGATGCTTGGTTCTACGATGCCACGAGTCTTCGCAGTGGCTACGACGTCGAGACATTTTGCAGGTGGCTTGAGGTCAATCAGGATCGCTACAAGTTTGATTGCGTGTTCGTTGACTACGCGCAAAAGCTTACGAGTTCAAGCCGGAAAGCCAACTCTCCGCTTTCGGAGCAGGACATTTGCTCGGGAGAACTTAGCAGGTGCTTTGAGCGCACAGGAATCGCCGGCGTCGTTGGATCTCAGATCACGGAAGGCAACCAGGAGCGGAGAGCGATCACCAAGGGCTCACGCAAATGGGAAGAAGACGCGGCCTGGGTTCTTCGAATTGGCGAGGAGTCCGAGACCACGAAGATGATCGAGATACCCTATTCCCGATTCGGCAAGCAATCCACGAAAGGCCGGAAGGTCGAATTCCTCTTTGACTGGAGCCTGGAGCGGCTTCGATTTGAGGACCGCGCCGCATGAGCACTGTTTTTCCCGCTGAAAATCTCGCCAACGAATTCCGGACCAAACCCACACACGAGGCCATGACAGAAACTAAAACCAAGGAAGATCAAAGTTCACCAACATACGCCGAAGCCATCAAGTGGCTGGACATTTGGGGCCGAGTTGTCAACGAGCGCCTAGTCAGCGGAGATCCCGCAGCCGTGCCCTCGTTCACGGGCTTGCCATCGTTTGGTGGCGATTCCAGCCCTTCGGACCCAAGTGCAATCCTGATGACCTACGCAGAGGTTGAGAACTGGCTCAAGAGCGCACCCGCCATGGCCAAGCCTTTCCTGATGTACATTCACGTGCTCGGAGTTCAGGAAACGGCTGCAGCCGTGGTCTATGTCTTCGAGGACGGGACAAGGTCGGATCCAGTTCGCCCCCAGGATCAGGCTCCGGTTTCCTACGTCAGAGCAGAACCGAAGATGGTCACACGAAGGACCTACGACCTCGTCAAGTTCCCGAACTCTTTTGTCGATCAGATCTGCTTTGACTGGGGGCTGAACAAGATCCACTTCCTGACGAGGCAGTACAGGCGCTTCCTGCGAGGTCTCACAGAAACTGCGGGGTTGGACCCCCGTTGAGAACACGCTGGCAGGAGAGCGACAGCCTTGAAGGTGTTCTCCTGCGCCAGAAAATTTATGAGAAATTTCGAAAAGCCCTTGCAAAGTCGCGGGGTTCCGATGGAGAATATTTGCGTAACCGTTTTGTCGCGCCTGAAATGTCCGACCAAACGCAGTAAGCGGCAGGAATCTCCTGGCCGCTTTTTTGTTTTGCCGCGAACTCTACCGTGAACGCAAATGCGGCAACCGTGTACGCCCACCGGCACCGAGAAGGTCAGCGAAAGCGAGCGCGTGGAGCGCTACCTGAACGACATCTGGATCAGTTGGTGCTATGGCCCGAAGACGGCGGCGGCTGACCGTGGCGAATCGCTCGACTACCAAACCGGAAACCGGTACCGACCGCAAAGGCGAGTCCAAGATGATTAACCTCAAGGGATTTGATACTCCGTGCTCCGTGTTGGGCAACGCCAAGGCTATCAAGGCCGCTGGCTACGATTTCGTAATCCGCTACATTTCGCCAGATACTCAGAACTTCCGGAACAAACAGGTAACACCAACCGAGATCAAGGAACTGCATGCCAATGGCGTAGCTGTCGGTTTCGTCTGGGAAACCTTGCCAACGAATGCTGATTACTTCGACGAGGTCAGGGCTGGTGCCGATGCCACCGAAGCCATTCTTGTCCTCACCAGGCTCGGAGTCCCGAAGTCTGTCGAGATCGCTTTCACTGTCGACTATGATGCTCAGCCAGGCGATCAGGGCCGCATCGATGCTTACTTCGCCGTCGTGCAGAAGCGAATGAAGGCCGTTGGATGGCTAGAAGGAGATTACGGAAGTCGAGCAGTTATCGCGCACCTTCAAGCCAAAGGACTTGCTCACGATGGCTGGCAGTCTCTAAGCAAGGGCTGGAGAGATGGTAACGCGGAGCCCGCGATGATCCAGCTTGCCGAAACCAAGATTCTTGGCCTTGACTGCGATACCGATACCGCGACTTCGACTGCTTTCCTGTGGATGCCATGACGGTTATTTTCAGTCTTCCTTTGGTTTGGATCAGCGGCTTGCTGTTCGGTTTCCTTCTGGGATCTGCGTTGACAGCTAAACCGCAAGTTAAGGCCGGATCCCTCAGCCAAATTCATCGGCACCAAGTCGGTGATGTGCCTCCGCCCCCACCGCCTAGATGCAACGACTAGCAATGGACAAGGTCACTCTTGGTTTTGCTGGAATCGGGCTCTTCTGCCTGATCGCCTCCTTTGTGGTTCGATTTCGGACCGTAACTCCAACAGATGAGACTCTCCAAGACTTGGAAGGCTCCGAAATTTGACTATGGCAATAACAAATTCAGTTGACGCGTCGACCTTGCTGGCCGCAAGTGTGCCCCTCTTGGGAATTGTCATAGCGAGCGCGATCGCCGGTTACAAATCACTTCAAAAATCTCATGCACGTCTAAGTGAACGAGTGGCAGTTAGCGAGTCAAAAATTGAAAGCCTTGAAAAGGGCGAGGCTGAACAGAACGCCAAACATGATCGACTTGAGCGGCTTGTCACAGAACTGAAAGTCGAACTCAAGGAAGGCTTTGCGCGGATCGAAACGCTTCTTGGTGTGACGAAGAGACCATGAAGCCAGATAGCAAGTATCCAGACGCTTCTGCATTACCCCTGATCTTGGTGGCTGTCTGTGCTCTTATGCTCGCATTCGTTACTGGGCTCATCCTTGGCGACAGGTTTGGCCGAGAGGATGAGAAGGCGAGGATCTCACTCGAATGCGCTTGAAGGTTCACCCAATGGTGCTGGTCACCAACAGCATTGGAGCAATCGCCAGTGCCCTTGCTCAGAAGATCCCATTCTGGTGGCTCGTAGCCCTATTCCTAGCTTTGAACCTAATCAGCAGTCTTTCCCCAAATAAGAGGCAATCATGACATCTATCGAACTTGATCTCGACGTTGAAGGCACTCTCGGCAGTCGCCAATTCTCCAAGAAAGTGGCTTGGGTTAAATCCATCCCCGACACTCAAAAGATTGTCCAGGAATCGCATGGCTTCAGCACTGTGATAACCCAGAAGAATGGCGTTCTCGAGTTCTCACAGCATGCGCCGATTCTTGGCCAAGTCTTCGTGATTGAATTGTCTGAAGTAGGGGTTCACTCGATCGAAGAGACGATTGACGGCGTCAAGTTTAAGGGCACTGTCAAGATCAGCTAACCGCTTTGCCGGGTTGCCATTTCCTCCCTGTGGCTAGGCGCTTAATGTCAGTAGCGTAAGCCCCGATAAGGTTTTCACGTTCACGGCGTGGAGCCTGCCCGGCAATCAAAAACCCATCAAATAAGATTTGAGCCTGAGATTGGCTCAAATGGGCGGTCCCATCAAATGACCGTCAAATGGCCTCTCCAGTCAGACGAGGGCTAGACCAAAGAACACAAGTGCATCGGCCAGCCTGAACGATTCCTCGAGGCTGGCCACTTTTTGAACGCCATGACACTTCAAGATTTCGTTCAATTCAAAGCGGCAAAGGCTGTCCCTTGCGATTATCCGATTGATTCGGTGATCAGGCTATATTCCCCGTTTGACAGCGTCCATGACGCATTCAAATTCCTGATCGCGGGCACGGCTCAGAGCCTTTACGTTTCTATGTACGGAGAGGATGACCCGGAGCTTACGGCTGAAATTCTGAACAAGGCCAAGGACCCCAACATCTTCGTACAAGTGAACTTGGATAAGACCCAGGCCGCAGGTTCCGCGGAGTCACCATTGGTTGCGCAGTTGAAAGCCTGCCCGACAACACGGGTTGTCGTGGGCACAAGTGCCAATGGACTCATAAACCATCTGAAGATGGTTGTCGTCGATGGTCTTTTCGTTCTCTCCGGAAGCACCAACTGGAGTAAAGACGGCGAAGGGCTTGGAGACGGCAAACATGGCCAGAACAATGAGGCCAGCATAGCCATGAATCGGGCGCTTGCTCACGAAGCCATCACGATTTTGAACGTCGAGCATGAGACCATGCTCCAGCGAAATGGCGAGGCAGTTCAAACGCAACCGCAGGAACTTGGTAGCCAAGACAACTCACCAAATTAAACCGCCCTATCCACCAACCCCACGAGCCCGGTCACGCTACCCCGTGATTCGGGCTTCGCTTTTGATAACCATGAAAACCTTCACAATCGCAGCCATCGCGCTCGCCACCATCGCCGTCGCTCAGGCTCAATCACTCGGCGGTTCGTTTTTGATCCAGCGCAAGGCAACCTTGGCTGTCGTTGTGGCCCCGGTCAAAGTGCTTTGGACTAAGGGCCCGTTGTCGATTAGTCTTGATGGGTTGGTCGGCGCGAACGTGACCACCAACGAACCCGCCATCGGTGGCGCAGTTGCGGCGCATTGGCAGAAGGCAAGCTGGTTTAGCTTTGACCTTGGACTTGGCACCACGTACCAAGCATCTCGGTTCCAGTTCAGCGATATCAACAAGAACAGCGTCGGCATCCTCGTCGGCGGGACATTTAAGTTCTAGTGAACACCAAAAAGAAGATCAGAGCGGCCAGGAAGGCCAGACAAGCCCAACTCAGGGGCACGAGTAAGAAGAATGGACAGGGTCGCAGATCATAAGCTGGTGAACGTAGCACTCGCCGGCGACAATCAAGCCGCAATGTTCATCCTCAAGAATCGTGGTGGCTGGAAGGAGCGATAACCGTGGCAGAAGAGAGAATGAGGCCGGGCAAGCAAAGGTCCACAGGCCAACCTGCAGGGCTTCTCAAGAGCGGCAACACGGTCAACGTCGGCAGGCTCAAGAAGGACGTTCGCATTCGCTTGATCAAAGGTGCTGATGCCGGCGCAGATTTTTGGATCAGGGTCAGCAAGGGCAATAAGTGCATTCCCGTCTACAACGCTAACGGAACCGAACGCACCCACTTCCGATATCCGACTGTTGACGAGCGCAACTATGCAATCGCAAAATGCTGTGAGTACGGAGTCGGAAAGAACGACCGCCTAGAAACCGAGGATGTCACTCCAATCGACAAACAAGCTCTTCGAAAGCAACTTATCAGGCGAGCGCTTGAGCAAGGAGGAGGAAGCGAGAGCACTTAGGTGGATAGCTGATCACCTAGATGAGCTCAGTGACGACGAAATCAAAGCCTTAGCGGATCTTTTTGATCCTGAATTGCAGGCTTGGGAGGAACTTGCAGAACCGTACCGGACGGATCTCGTCGCCTACTGCCGAGAGCAGTTGGAAATGGAACCGTGGGCAGGTGTTGATGGAGAACCAGGACAGCTCGAACTCTTCCAAGACATCAGCGAGAGTGTCAGACTGCAGCTTGAAGGCAAACCACACCAGAAAGTCTTTCACGTTCAGGCTGGTCACGGAGTCGGCAAGACTCGAGGTGCAGCTGCTGTCGTCAACTGGTACTTCGACGTCTTTCGCTCGATTACGATCACGACTGCGCCATCGGATGATCAGGTCCGCCTGCTGCTCTGGAAGGACATCAAGACTCTGCGAAAGGGGAGAAACCTTCCCGGCAAAGTGCTTCCTGAAGATCCGAGGATGCAAAAGGCCGAGGACTGGTTCGCGATCGGGCGCACGACCTCGAACAGCGGTGGCCAAGGAACTGCGAGAATGCAGGGCCAGCACCCTGATTACTGGCTGTATGTTCTAGATGAAGCCGAAGGCGTTGCCGACTTCGTATTTGGTGCCGTCGATGGCATGATGACTGGTGGATCCGTTGGCATCGTCTTGATGCTGGCAAATCCTCAAACCCGTACTTCTTCCTTTGCCAAGAAGGGCAAACAGGGAGGCGTCAGACGCTATCGATTTAATTGTCTCAAGCATCCGAACGTGGTAACTGGCCAGGCGGTCGTTCCAGGCGCAGTTATGCGCGAGTGGTGTGTAGACAAGATTGCGAACTGGTGTGAAATCGTTGATCAGCACAGCGAGGACGACTACACGTTTACGGTTCCATTCGCTGTCGATACCAAGAAGGATGGGATTGTTTACGCTCCCGGCACCATCTTCAGACCCAACTCAGAATTTCAGTTCCGAGTTCTCGGGATAGCGCCGGCCAATGTTGCGGATAAGGTATTTGTATCCCCAGGCCGGTACGAGGCCGCATGTAAGCGAGATCCCGAAGGCTTTACCCCTGATCTGGCTCAGATCGGAATCGACTGCGCTCGCTATGGAAAGGACGCCGGCACCATCTACGTTCACCACAAGGGAGTAACAACAAGGCACACCCAGATCTACCAGGGAAATACGAGTGCCTACGTTGAACCCGCGATTGAAGCAGCTCTCAAGTGCCAGGCGGCTGGAGCCACACACTTGTCGATTCGAGTAGACGGAACCGGAGGATTTGGGGCGGGAGCCATCGACGGGCTAAAAGCCGATATGAGGCTCCGCGATGCCTTTGGTGACAACTACAGTGTTCACGAAGTCCACTTCGGGTCCGATCCCTACGCCGACGACAAGTATGCCGACAAGGTCACAGAGCTATATGCGGAAGCAGCAGAAACCCTCAAGGGAATTCGGATCCACAGGCCTTCGACTGAACTTGAAGTCGATCTGACGGAGCGCACATTCGACTTCGTGAATCGATCGGGCAAATCGGTCAAGAAGCTGGACGAAAAAGAGAAGTTTAGAAAGAAGTTTGGACGGTCACCGGATGACGGTGACGGATTTGTCTTGGCTGTTGCCCCTGAATTCATCTTTGCTGACAAGAGCCCATTCAGCCACCACATCGAATACATGCGCCAGATGCTTTCCGAGCGGACTCATCAATCATGAAGATACCAATTGTCTCTGCCTACTTTGAGCGCCAGATGGCTTCGCGCCTTCCAGCGGCTATCGAGAGCAGACTAGCAGAAGAAGCACCCAAAATCGAGCAGAGAGCCCGTGAAAAGATGGCCATGGAATTGGCCAGGCAGATGTTTGGCAATGATGGCAACGCAGGTGGAAAGAGCGGCTACCAGTTAACAGCTCAGGTTCCGTTCAGCTATCCCCAGGTCCAAGGCAGTCCGAGACCGCTCTACGGCTATGATCAACCGCTATTCTATGCGACTCCAAATACTCCCAAGCGTAGACCAAACACGATCCTCAGTACGGACACGCTCAGACAGTTTGCTAAGAATTACGACGTCTTGAGGTCCTGTATAAACCATCTCAAGACTGAGCTCCACGCTCAACCATTTGTTATTGGTCCAAAGGACGAAAACGACGCCAGTGCAGCCATGATGAAGCGCGTCAAGGAAGCCACGTACTTCTTCGGCAAACGTGGAGGCCTCGGCGAGATCAACCAAACCCGTCGCCACTATGAGTCCATGCTCGTTGAGGACACTCTTGTCATTGGTGCATTTGCCGCATGGAAAAAGAGAACCCTTGCTGGCGATCTCCTGAATTCCATCCTCATTGACAGTGCCACCATCCGCCCGCGCATGGATGCTTATGGCTGGCCAGGACCAGGAGAGAACTGGTTTGAACAATGGATCCTCGGGATGAAGATCACGGAGTTCTTGCCCGATGAACTCACTTACGATGGCTTATATCCTCGAACAGATTCGCCTTACTTCGACTCCCCTGTCGAATACCTAATTGCGACTGTATTGTCTGCACTCAAGGCCGATGAATGGAACCGAGTCTGGCTTACGGAAGGTAACACGCCCGGGCAAATGTTCAACACTCCGGAAACCTGGACCCCATCGATGATCCGGGAATACAGTGAGTACTTCAACATGCTCATGATCGGTGACCTGGCTAAGCGCCAGTCAGCCATATTTGTCCCAACAGGCGTCAAGGAGTCGAGAGCAGCTACACGAAAGGATCAAGACTTTCAGGAGTTCATGCTGTGGTTACTCCGTCGAACTTGTTCGATCATGGGCGTCTCTCCGGCTTCAATCGGATTCGCGGGAGAGCAGTACAAAGTCAGTCAAGAGGAATCAATGAACTCGACAACTCAGTTCGGGGCCAGCACTCTGCTAGACCTTCGAAATGAGCACTACGACGATCTCCTCCAGGATCTCGGTTACCATGATCTTGAGGTTAGAAAACCAAAGGCAGCTGAAGAAACCAACAGCGAACGAGATTCCCGGCTCGTAACCTCAACCGGAGGTTTCGGGTTCCGAACCGTTAACGATGCTAGAAAGCTCGCGGGTGAAGATCCGATTGCAGGCGGAGACGTAATTCTTGTTCCGAACGGCACTATCACTCTTGATTTTGCTCAGCAAGAGCCTGACATTGCTCCAGATGCAAGCGATCCCAAATCGCAAGCACCTGCGGATGATGCCGAAGACCTTAACCGGTGGCTACGGAAGTCCATCAGACGAGTCAAGGATGGTCGACCAGCTAAGTGCACTTTTGAAAGTGCCACCATCAGCCGAGAAAAGGCATTCAGGATTGCCACTGGCCTTGCTGATGCCATGTCTATTGCGGACGTGCAATCGGTTTTCCGTGCAGCAACCGAAGACGAAGGCGATGATGACGCGGAGGATGATCGTAAACGAAAGCGTTTGATCCCGCTCCTGCTGTCAGTTATGGGAGAAGTGCCGTCAGCCTTCGAGGTCACCGTCGCCGATCTTCAAAACGGTCAAGTCGGAATCACCGGTTTCGCCCAAAACGTTGTCGAAGCTCTTGAGCCCCTGCACACGCAAGCGGCAACACTTGGGAGAGTCAGAGCAACCTTGTCAGGAGATACAAAGGTTGCCTCTGCAGCAGACATCGAGCTTGGAATCAAGTCTGCGAAGTCCCAACTGATTTACCTTGAGAAACTCGCTGGAGATATTCAGGGCGGCTTGTCCGAAGCCCAGATCAGACAGAGAGTCGAAGGATTCGCAAGGCGTCTGGTTGGAACCGCTAACCAAGCCTGGGCGAATTCACTTGAGAAGGATGACGAGCTCGATTGGGTTGATACCGAAGACGAAAGCGAGTGCGGCGACTGCGAGGAGTTGGCCTCTAACTCTCCATACACTCCTGAAACAATCCCGACCCTTCCCGGTCTCTGCCAAACCCAATGTCGCAAGAATTGTCGCTGCTACGTTGTCGCCAAATCGGGTTCGACTTCGTTCTATGACCCTGCGGACGGAATAATCTAATGCCTAATTCACAGTCTCTTCTCCTGTTGGCAAGCGCCACAAAGAACTCAAACGGTCAATCTGAAGACTTCCCCACGTCTGCAGTTGATCGCGTGCACTTGGATATCAATGTGAGTGCAATCACAGGCTCCGTGACCTTTACTTACAGTCGCAAGGGCCACGACGGTAATTACTTCCAAGTGTGGTCCGGAACGCTTGGAAACACGGGATCGCTCTCCGCAAATATCGGGCACGGACTCGAAGTGAATAAGGAGCCCGGAATGATCGGGCAACTGTCTTGGACTCTTGCTGGCTCAGGAGCCAGCGTTACCTTCTCTGCATCAGCCAACGGAAAGTAGCCAAACATCTTGTACGCGGCCGCTTACCCAATTTGGTTAGGTGGCCTTTTCTTTGCTAACCCAAACGATCATGAACCAATACACCTGCATCGCACTAGAATCCGTCAACTACAGTAGCAATGGCCAGACTTCGGCATTCAAGACCGACAAGTTCAGTTACTTAGCCGTCGACGTCAATGTCTCACGCCTGCGGGGCAATACGCCCACAATCGCAATCTTCTTCGAGCGTCAAGGTGCAGATGGGAATTGGTATCCGATCTGGTCTCCAACTGCCTTGAGTGCTTCTGGAAGTCTTTCCACGACAATCGGATCCGGCCAAGCTACGAATCAAGCCCTGACAGACTTGGCTCGAGTGCGATGGGCATTCACGGGAACAAACATAGCAACCACTGTTACGACAGGTGCAAATTCGGCAACCCAGGTTCTTGGTAGTACGGCCGGCATGGTCGCGGGTGATGTTCTCCACTTTGCCACTGCCAATGCGGACAGAACCATCCAGTCGGTAACGGATAGCACCCACGTCGTGCTAACTCAGGCAATCAACTCCACGACTACAGAAGCAGTCACGGTGAAGAACACGCCTGACGCAACTCTTTCGCTCTCGGTCCAAAGCCGAGCCTAAGCGACAGCGCGGGAGCGCAAACAATCATGAAAAGAAAACTCAAGCCGTTCTTGCTCTATAGCGAGATTTCGCGCATTGATAACGAAGAGCGCATTGTCGAAGGCTACGCTTTTGTAAACGAAGTCGTACCCGGCGAAGGCGGGATTCGTTTGACCCGGTCGGCTATGGAGTCAGCAACCGCTGACTACCTTGCCAACGGAACCTGCCGAGAGATCCACCAGCCCAGTGCAGCTGGAAAGCCAATCGACGTCGTCTGGGACGAAAAGGGCGCCTTTCTACGCATGAAGGTTGTCGATGACCAGGCATGGAAGAAGGTCCAAGAGGGCGTTTACCGTGGCTTCAGTGTCGGAGTCACACCAAAGGTAATGCGAGGCAACCAAGTCACTGCGTGCGAATGGTGGGACACTTCCCTTGTCGATCGCGGCAAAGATCGAGATGCCCTGATCACTATGTGGCGATCGGGTGAAGTGGATCCGGAAACCGAAGTCGAAGTTGAAGTCCTCGAGAGAGCGTCATTCTCAGACTATCTTGCGGACTGTGCGCCGTCCCAACTGCGGGACATGGCCCTCGATTACCTGTGGAATTCTCTTTATGACATCCAATGGGGCTGGGGCCAAGCTGAACTCTCGCCCGAAGAGAAAGAAGCTGCTATTAGACAGACTTGCGCCGAATTCACAGAATTCATTGTAGGCGCCATCGCCACGGGCAAGATTCCAGAGATCCCGGCCGATGAAGACGAAGTCGATCGCGGTGAAGGTTTGCCTACGCTATCCCGCGCCGAACTAGCTGATGCCGCTTCAAGAATCGGGGAAATCCTTGTCAATAAGGAAAGCCGATTCCTTACGGCAGATGAAGAATCAGTGATCGCGAGAGCACAAAAACTTGAGCTCGAGATCACGAGATCACAAGAGACAATTTCAGCGCTAACTCGTGAGCGCGATGAACAAGCAAGTGAACTCCAGAGAGTGCAAGGGCTCCATGAAGCCGCAAATGCTGAAATCACTCGCCTGAATAACATGCCGCGAAACCCGGCTCCCGTTACCCGAAGATTTGAGGGTGTAGAACGGACGCTCGGTGACGCAAAACCCTCGAACGAGAAGCTAACGGAGTTGAAGGCAGAACTCGCCGAAATTCAGCGAATGCAGCCAACAGCCGACGAAGCCGAGGGACTGCGACGTGTAGGTCGCATCACTCAACTCAAGCGCGAGATCGCCACGCTCGCGCACGACCAATAGGAGATCACAATGTTTCCAAACAGCGGCTTCATGGACCCCGGCCTCGGGGAATCCGGCCTCGGTATCGTCCCTATTTCGCGATCAGTATTTTCGCGATCGATCACGTCTGACGTCAGAGAGAAGTTTGATCGCATCCAGCGCGGAGACTTCGGTGGAGTAGATCCACAGCAGGCCATGTATGAACTCAACATGGCAATGATGGAAGGCGTTCTTCGTGCCCAGAATCTCGCTGGCGTTCCAGTCCGCGAAGACCTGGAAGCCGAAGTTTCCTCTCTGATCCCAGTTCAAACGCCTCTCCGCAATCGACTGCCTCGTAGCGTGGGTTCAGGCTCAGCATCGACTTGGGAACAGGAAACAAGCCTTGGCGGCGGCTACGGTGTCAAGACCACTGTTACCTTGGGAGCTTCTTCGGCCACTCAAACGGTTGGCGACACCCGTGGTATGCAGGCTGGTACTTCCCTGTACTTTGCTGTCACGAATGCTTACCGAACCGTGCAGAGCGTGACCAACTCGACCACAGTCGTGTTGACTTCCACGATTTCAACGACCACTGGTGAGTCAGTCAGCGCTGGCCCATTCGTCCAGCCAGGCCAGGATCCAAGCGCGCAAGCATTCTTTAGTGAGTCTGGAGCACCGTCAGACGTGTCCCCAACCTACGCTAAGAAGACAGCGACCTACAAGCTCTTGGGCACGATGTTCAGCATCACTGGGCTTGCTATGGCTGCTGGCGCTTCATTCGACAATCAGCTCGCCCTGGAAAAGACTGCGGCCATTCGACGTCTGATGTTGATGGAAGAGAATGCGCTCATTAACGCTGACTCCACCATCGTGACTGCTCCGTTTGGCGACGGCACCAACGCTCTCGCCTATGACGGCATGATTAAGCTCATCTCGACTGCGAACGGAACTCCGGCTGCGCATGTTCAAGTGAACGTGGGCGCCCTCACCACTGCCCACATTGACTCTCAGTTGACCAGGGTCTTTAATCAGGGCGGTAACGGTCAATATATCCTCGTCAATGGTCAGGAAGCTCTTTCACTGGTCCACTTGGCTGAGGGATCTGGAACTATCATCCGCGTAATGGCAACGGCTGATGCCGATGCCCCGCTCGGCTTGAAGGTCACCGGCTATAAGCACCCAATCACGGGTGAGATCGTTCCGATCCTGGTTTCCCGCTTTGTTCCTGCCGGCACCATGATCTTCGGAAGCGACTACCTCGCTGACGGTAAGGTCGCCATGGACGTTCGTGTTCTCCCACAGGTTCAGCTGCCTGAACTTGCTCCGAACGTGAACATTCAGGGCTACGTCGCGCAGGAAGTTGCACCAGCGGCCACCTCGCCCCAGAAGTACCCGGGCATTGTTTCCGTGTACTCCGTTCCCCGAATGAAGGGTGCAACGGTCTTCGCAATCTCCACTGGCCTGACTCCGGTCTAGTCTCTGGCGCTTCCATAGCCTTCCAATCAGGGAGCCTAGCGATAGGTTCCCTGATCTCTTTTAAGAGGTCCTATGTCCAAAGAAATCAATAACTTTACGCGGCCTGTGGCTCCGGCTTCGCTCGAGTCTCAGGGATTCCGATCATTCGATATCGTAAACGCAGACTACGTGGAATTGCCCAACTGTCTAACAGTCGAAGAGGTGCGATTGAACGGTCGCGTCATCCCTGAATTTCACGAACAGCAGGTTCCAACGGACACGACGCACACGCGCTTTGAAACCCACAGGGTTCGAATGTATATGCTCGACGCTGATGCAGCTGGTCACCCAGCGCTCATGCGATCACAGTCCAGTAACGATGGCAAATGGCAGGTCGGGGCAAAACTGCATGTTCGCGGTACCTGGGCTGATCAAAAGCCAGCCGCTAAGCCTGCAAAGGAAGCAGACAAGAAGCCCGAAACTTCAGACAAGAAACCAGAATCTGCGAAGCCAAACGAATCTGCAACAGGCGAATCACAGCCAAAGGCTCCTGAGGAACCGCAAAAGTAAACCAAGATGCCTACGAGAACCACTTATCCCAGCGATGACGACGTCGCTGCTTTCATCGCTGGGTGTGGCATCACTGTGCCAGATGGATTTGATTTCGTCGGATCGGCACAGGAAGGAATTGATGCCTTTGAAAAGGAAACGGGCCGCATACCGTTTCTTATGGATCAAACAGACCAAGAATTTGTTTACGATCTTCCAGGTTCTGCCCCGAATGCCCGTCTTTACTGGCCAGTGTCTGGGGGTGGTCGAATGCTGGCGTTGCAACGCGGCCTTCTCGCGGTCACATCGATTTCAATTAACGGCAATGTGATATCTCCGAGCTCGTATAAATTGCGCCCCTACAATGCTCCAATTGAAAACCGACCGTACACCATGATTGAATTCCAAACTCCTTATTGGGGTCTGAACGGAGACCTGGTCATTCTTGGGAGAGGCGGTTACGCGGCGACACTTCCGGAGGATGCTTGGAAAGCAGTTCGAGCCCTTGCGGCTTCAATACGTGCGCGCGACTTACTTCAGGGAATTCTTTGGTCTCCATCCACCACTAAAGAAGGAGATGAAACCACGATTCAGGATGACAGTCGGGACATTGGCAAAGGCTGGGATGAATATAGCGCTCGAGTGATCGCAAAATACAGATTGCAAACGGTAGGTATCTGATGCCGGTATTCAGAGAGTTTGGCGCCTTATTCGAGCCCACGAACAATATTGACTCGAACCTTAATCTCATTCCAAGCCAAGTTGCGCCAGTCCAAGGTGCTTCGAAGATGCATTGCAACATCCATAGAGGCACTCGAGAAAGTAAAGACGATGCGCTGGCAAGCGGAAGAGATCCGACCTTATCTGCAACTGGCTACTTCAATGTCAAGTTCGCACCCATGCTTCGAAGTGGGCGAATAATTGCCATACCTGCCGAAGGCGAATACTGGCGCATCATGGCAATCCCTAGCGTCAGAAATCGGTTTCCTTCTACAGCTCATGTTCGCTGTGAGCTTCAACTATTTAAGGCTCCGGCAACGGGCCTCCCAATATACGAAACGACTTTGGGTTACGGTGTCGGGATTCCGTCACAGATCAACTCTTAAGGACATCAAGGAGAAACATCATGGCCGCATCGGCAAAATTCCATACGGGCGGTGCCCGTCTCTTCAATAAGCTGTTCAATGGAGCGGCGACTAAGCCAGCTACCCTTTACTTGGGATTGCGAACCCTCGACGGAGTCAGCGGTCATCCTTCCGATGCCGCAGAAGCAGATTCTTTGACAAGCAATCTTGCAGAAGTTTCAGGCGGAGGATATGCCCGAATCGCTGTCACATTGAACAGCACGAATATGCCAGAATCTCTTTCTGGCGCGGACTCCCTTCTCACGCTAGCAGTTCAGCAGTTCAACTTCACCGGCTCCGTAAACGGAATCACTCATGCCTTTATTGCAGACTCTTCTGACAACAGTGGCAACCTGATCGCCTCAGCTCCTCTCTCCACGACTCGAAACGTGGCAAACGGAGATCAAATCAACGAGACCTTCAAGTTCTTACTTACAACCGGCTAGTGCTCATTTGCACCCCCAACGATATAAACCATGGCAACCGTATTTGGCACAGTATTACGCTATCGGTTCAGAAATGACGATGGCTCACAAGCTCTGGCCAGCTGGCTTGCGCCCGAAAATACAAACGCAACCTTAAATATCGTTGGGGGCGCAAACACCAATTTCAGGGTAAGGCTTCAAATTGGTAGCATAGGAGCGGGCCCGTCTGCGCTCTCGCTCATGTGCTCCTACAATGGGGGCTCTTGGTTCCCTGTAAATGCTACTTCCAGCTATGTAACTGGAAATGCTAGCTCAAACTTAACCCAGGGCGCGAACACGACTCAGCAGCTTAGTGGCCCCGGTTCGCCGTATTCATTCCAAACAGCCTCAGGTGTTGTATCCCAGGCTTCTGGCCAAAGCGCCGGAATCACCATAGGAAGCAACGGCGCCGTAGAGGTTGAATGGGCCCTCAAAGGTCTGGGATCGCTCCTAAATAATGGAGACACCCTAGCCTTTTATTTGACGGGATCCGGTTCGTACCTCTTCCCTGTTCCACTTTCACCCACGATTGTTCTTCATATTTCGACTTCTCTTTCGCCTGGCATCTACAATGAAACCACCAACGCCACTGGCGAAGGCATTGCGTCTGGCACTGATACGTACGTGCATGGCGGCCCCTATATTTACAACGAAGACAGCACAAGCATAGGGAAAGGGCAACCGTCTTCAGTTGATACTTTTCTTTATCCAGGCACGACCTTTACCGAGCAAAATCTAGCAACTGGTAAAGGTCTGCCGTCCCTCGATTTCTGGAATAACCCAATTGGGACAGTTTATGAGACCACTCAAGTCATTGGCGTGGGTTTGGTTCCGTCTGCGGACAGACAGCTTTCAATTGAGGCGTTGCCGGCATCTGGTGTCGGTATGCCTTCGCTTACCGACGTCTATATACCGTCAAGCACTCCCAACTACTACTATGAGCTCACGATTGCGATAGGCGATGGCCTGCCAAGCACTCAGGATTCACAAAAAGCCTTTGATCAAATTAAGAGCTCAGGAAGGGGAATTTCGAGTTCGTCAGTAGCCGTGTTTTATGCCGGAACGACAACGGTTACAGGAAAAGGTTTGCCGTTCAGCAACGGTGGATATGGGCCTCGAGAAATAGGAATGGCAACTGGTCGAGGATTGGTAGCAGGATCTGATAACCTGAAGTCCAAAGATTTGTCTTCGGCTTCAGGACATGGCATCCCATCAAATGTAAACGTTCATGTTTCGAGTTCGGCAAACCAAGCCAAAGGAATTGCAAGTCCCAGGTCAACCGATACCGTTATTTTTGCGGACGCCCCAAGAACGGTAGGCGTAGGATCTCCAAAATCGTCTTCCGGATACACAGCTAATGACGTGTCTACGTCAACAGGTAAAGGAACTGCCACTCCAAAAGATAATTGGAAATCCAAGGAATACACAGTTGCATCTGGTCTTGGTCGCCCTTCACAGATTAATTCGAGATCACTGGTTGAAGTAAGCCTTGCGACAGCAAAAGGCGTTCCCGCAGAAATTGATCACAAGGTCATCACAGAGATTCAAGCTGTTAGCGGAAAAGGAATTCCAGCAAGTGCCAACCAGCCGTTGACCAGCTCAAGGTTAATCCCCAGCATACGCTACAACATCAAACAGATATCTGAGGCATGGACCATTCCGCCCACGGCAATCCTTGAAGCCTTGGCCGATGTCGAAACCGGTCAAGACTTAGCGTATCCAATAATCTCGATCATCGCCCAGAAGCCCAGCCCGATTTCAGGGCTAGCGGTCCAGGACCAAGCTATCGAAATCCCATTCGACTTGGTTCTAGTTCAGAAGAGGCTGCGAGACGGAACCGACAACCCCAGCTTCATCAGGGATTTGTTGCATCCAATTGGCCAACGCTTGATTTCCGACTATCAGCAAAAGGGCGGTTCGGACATTCCCTCCTGCTATGACACGAATATCGTGTCCACTCCTTACGATCGCATGAATGAGTTCGCAACTCACTATGCAGATCTAGGGGATGAGATCGAGATCGGGGTGCTTAGCTTTACTTGCTCGGTCTTGGAATTCACCTATGCGAGTTAGCACAAATGCTGGTCAGGTTGCGGCAAAGAATTCGTCAAGAGCAAAGGTGTTCAAGACTTACTTGCGCCCTGCCGTTGTAAGAGCGCAAAAACGTATT